CATTCCTTTTATGGAAGCAACGCTTTCTTGTATCTGTGACTTGATGTTTTCAGCGTCAGATTTAAGCTGGTTAATTGGATTCTTTTCCTTTAACTCTGCAACACTGCTTTGAAGGTTTGCTTTTCCCTTAGCCTTAGCTTCTTCTAATTTTTCCTTAGCTTTGCTAGTTACTCCAGACAAAAAATCCTTAAACTTACCAGATTTTTCCTTTTTGTCCTCCTCTTTTAAATCTGGGGTTTCCTTAACTTCCTTCACCTGGCTCAATTCAGGAGTGTTCTTTGTAACACTAGCTTCTTTTGGTATTACGGGTTCACTAAGTTTTTTAAGATCAGCAGGACTAAATGTCTCTCTGGTTTCTAGTTCATAACCTTGTTGGGACCTAAACCAATCTAGCTCCTCCTGTAATTCTACAGGATCTGAAAAAAATTCAGGATCCTCAGCCAATAGTTCCTGGCGATAAGCTTCTACCTCTTCTTCGGTTGGACCAGTCCTTCTTACACGACCTAGTTTTTCGTTTTTTGCCCTTTCCTCCTCAAGTAGCATCTCCATCAGTTGCTCTTCTTTGGTTCTTACCTTGTCCCCTGATTTCAATTCTACCAATTCAGGTCCCTTCTCACCAACAACTGCTATACCGCTACTCTCTACAGTTCCACCATCTGCCAAACCAGGTATGCGGGAAGCTGCATTAGATACTATCCCTTTTATAGAATTACCACCTAATATGGATTTGAAATCTGGCATATTACCAGCTTTTACTTGAGCTATCTGTTGTGGGACTTTACCAAGAAAATTTGAAACAGAGCCAGAAAAGGATTGAGATATCTTATCAGTTAAACCGTTAAGTATTTGATCGTTTTGGTCAGCAATTGTTTTGGAAAGGGATTTTGTAAAACCCTCAAATACTCCCTTCAGATCGCCATCTCCCAAAGAATTTCCCTTCCTCACCTCAGCAATAAGATTCTTCACCTCATTTGATGAATCGGTATTTGCTTGGGTAGAAGCTTTTAGTTCCTGGTAAAGGGAATCAAAGTTGCTACTTAGATTACTAAGTTCTTTAAGTAGTTTATTAGAATCAGCCACAGAGGGATATTTTATTTCCAATTATATATCCCAGAAAACTAAAATCACTTACTAAAGCTAAAGACCTCCGTCTGTCCGCTATCTTCTAGATTTTTCTTGTTTTGTTTTTCTACAGCATCATTTAGCTTATCAAGCCAAATTTGATATTCATAAAAAGGAATGGATTCTATCCAAGCTGGATCGAGTCCATGCTCTTTCCACATTCTAAATTTAAGATCAAAATAATTCTCTAAAGATATCTGAAATAACGAAAAGAGATCTGAACCCGGAGGGAAAGTAGATTGGGGCGGTGACCTCCCCATCACCGCAAGCGTCACACCTGACTTTAATTTTTAGGTTAGTACCAATCTTTATCCTTTCAGCAAGCTCAAAGTATGCAGAAAACTCCTCCTTGGTCCATTCCTCCGAAGAAGTTATCATGGCTTCCTTGATTTTAAAATAGTCAAGACCTCGCCACTCTTCTAAATAAAATGGTGCAATCTTAATGAAGCTTTGATCTACCTCATCCCCTTTCTTTACAGCATCTCTTACAAAGGAAGATATAGCTTTGGTCACTCCTATAGAGGGAGGAGACATCTTAATTGTTTTACCAATCCTTTTAATAGGAAAGATAAAACATCTTTCAGAGTGCGAATAGAATTTCGTAAGCTCCTCAAGAATTTCATAGTTACTTAAAACGCCGGTCCTAAGTTCGATACCTTCCATCCCATCACATCCTCTAGTGCTACATCCGCCCTCTGGACTAACAATGATCCGATTCTCACCTTTGACAAAAGTTAAATCCCTTATTGCCATAATTATAAAAAACCTATCTTCCTGCTTGAGATCTTTGTAAGAAACAACACCCTCGCCAAATTTAATACGACAGCAAGAGTCCAATATAAAGTTTAACTTATCATCTATATCGAGCATATCGTCCTCATCAATCGTTGAGAATTGTCTGATTTCTTTAACCTCAGCAGGTCTGATCGCTATCCTAGAGCCATCCGGATAAAAAAGACCTTTTGAAGGAAGCATGCCAACTGGTAAATTTTTCCAACCAAGCTCTAATGGCTTTGTTTCTTCAGGTTCAATAGAAGGAGTTTGCTGATTGTTTGGTGTAGATTCCTTTACTGTTTCGTTGTACACGTTATCAGAAAGATCAGTATCTAAATTCAACCCGCTAGGGTCATCATAAACAATTCCACCAGCGATCTCTTTTTCTCTTAGTATTTCTTCGGGCGATAGATTTTTATCCGACATGTTCACAATTTTCTTTATATACCACAAGGGTACAAAAACCATAAATTATAGAAAATAGAAGGAATTAAGTTCCGATTATAAGAACAGATCGTTCCAGTAATCAGACTTCCAAGTTGTAGAAATGGTGTAAAGAGCGTCTCCAGAATCATAAGATAGTGGCATCGGATTGATAGCTTCAACCAGGAAGCAATTATTCAAAGTAATTCTTCTAAACACATCACCCTGTTTATTAAATATAGAAACCACCATAGAACCAACATAATCCCTTTTCAGACCCATAGCCCCAGTGAGTGGGTTGTAAATCAGATCTGACCATTGTCTTAAGATTTTATAAAGGGTCATAGAATTGTCGTCATCAAGGTTTACTTCAAAATCCATAGTAAACTGAACATCCGAAGTTGAAGGCTCACCTCCAGCATACCTTCTCTCAGCAAACTTGTAGTATTGTGTAACCGCATCTGCAGGCTGTAGATCTACTTGCAAAGCAGAAATGTTCTTTACCTGTTGTGTAAGGATGTTTTCCCCCTTGAAGGTAGTGTTCGCTAGATTTATACCATTTGGAGGAGTAATCAAGACTTCAAACTGGTTTAAGAAAACCGGCTCGTAGTTATTTCTTGCTGCCTTTGAATTATTAAAATGTGGTAAACCTGCCATCTACTTTTTTTATTTTATAAGAAAAGATCATCCCAGTAATCAACCGCCCAAACCATGCTGATCTCGTACAGAGTACTTCCGTCGATGTATGTTAATTCCATTGGGTCGATTGCTTTTAGCGGGAAGCAATCTTTTAAAGTAATCCTTCTAAAAACTTCTCCATTTTTGTTAAAGACAGAAACTACAATTGTTCCGGTATAATCTGCCTTGATACCTTGTGCACCGGTTAGTGGATTGTATATTAAATCCGTCCACTGCCTAAGTGTTTTAAAAACATACATGGAGTTAGCATCATCAAGGTTGACAGTGAATTTCAATCCAAGGTCAAGAGTAGTTGTGTCGGGCTTACCTCCAGCATAATTCCTTTTGGCAAACTTGTACTTCTGTGCAACGAAATTTGGGTTTTTATCAACCTCTAATCCATCAACAGAAATCACGTGCTCAAGAAGAACCGGACCACCAGCAACTGCTGCGGGAGGTATAACGTTTACCTCAAATTGATTGAGGAAAACCGGTTCAAACTTATTTACCGAGTTTATTGAGTTCTGATAATGGGGTAAACCAGCCATTTAGTTCTATCCTTTTTTTATATTTATCCGAATTTTCTATTTTGTCAAATTAAGCAAATTGGATAAAGCCTCCAGCAGCGATACCACCAGTTCTAGTAACAGTAATTCTGTTAATGAACTTCTGGATACCTCTAGCAGGTTCTATAATCACATCAATTATACCAATGTTCTGGTCGATGATTGACGGAGGATTGTTTGAAGAATCCATAATTACCTGGTAAGCATAAATACCACCACCGGCTCTAACTCCATCGAGATAATTATCTACCAGAGTCTTAATCTCTAGCCTAATTGAATCCTCGTTGAAGTCGAATAGGTAGTTAGCCATGATTTCTTCAACATCGTTCTCTACACTTATGAGAAGGTCCCTAACGTGTACAAGATTAAATGCTGAGTTAACTGTTTGGTATGCTGTTTGGTTTCCAAACACAACCACGCCAAGGCCTCTCTTCTTAATAATAGGGTTAAGACCTACTGGCTCTAACCAGCCTCTATCTGTGTCGGTAAAGTCATATTCAAGCCCTACTAAGTTTTGTCCCGAAATGACCCCTCTTTTCTGACCAGCAATAATGCTGTAAGGCTCACCATTAGCAAACTTCCTCACAAAGTTGTTAGAGATGTAAGCTGCTGGAGGTACGTTTATATTTCTATTGTTTTCCCTTAATGTCAAATAAGGAGTATAGAAAGCTGCGTACTTAGCACCCTGATCCTCCGTTGGTAAACTGAATGTGTAAGAAGGATTCAGAGAAAGGTTACCACCTTCTGCAATGTATTGTGCTTTCAGCGATGGATATGGGTTAGTTTGTGTAGGTGCATCTGTAAACCTAGGATCTGTTGATGCCCTAAACTGACTCATAGAAGGAGCATTGATAAGGGCCAAAGCCTTTTGTCTCATCATTGCAAGTTTACTTAACTGGTATTTTGAGTTAGGTAGGATTTGACCGCTAAACGTATCTACAATGTATCTGAAGGAGATAACATCCTTAGCAGCAAGGGTTGCTGCAATGTTTGTATTGTACATTACATCAAGCAATTCAGAAACTCTAGCATCAGTTCCATTTGGCCTATGAGAATCTCTCATGGTAAATCCTTGCAGGTAAGTAAAATCAAAAGACCTTGTAAATTGAGGTATTGATTTAAACTTCTGTACTTGGATTGGGCTTCCAGCATAGTAGTAAACTGGCCTAGCAGTAGTCACCTGAACTACATTAGCAGTAGTAGTTTGAGCGACTGCAGTTACCTTTGTCAATCTGTTTTGTCTATTACTTCCGACCGTTTCACAAATATCAAGATCCGTAGATACTACCAAATCACCAACTGATATAGGGGATGAAGGAGTAGATGATATTGTAAAGTTTGTAGGATCAATTTGGGTTACCACGCTAATAAACTGGTTGATCGATCCAACCGATGAAATAATATCAGTTCTATCAGAACTTACAGGAGCACCAATATTGTCAGATGCATACACAGTACCAAATGCAGGGTAGTTTGTTAACTGGTCTGGGCTTTGTCTAGAGATATTATTAAAGGTTCTAGCATAAGAAACTTGGTATTGATCTCTATCAACAGTAGATTGGTATGAAAGGTAGTTAACAGAACTTCCTGTGTCATTTAACCAAATCTGATCTCCGTCTTCCAATTCACCATATAAAAGGTCTTGGTAGAAGTTTGTAGAAAGTTGGCCAGTAAGTACATTATTAGGGGTTCCTGCTGTACCTCCGGTTGCTGGATTAACCTGAGTTATATCAAGAAAATCTGAAGCAACGAATTGGTAATATCCGGTAGCACCAATGTAAGGGGATGCAGTAGCACCAACCATATCTGAATAAGGTACTACAGATACGCCTTGAGCTGCATATGAAGTAGTATCGAGCGGGTGTGTCCAGGTAAATAATAGATTTCCAGAAGTTTGTGTTATTCCGGCAATCCTTAGTTTAACAAGATCTCCCTCAGAGAATTGATTTATAAGGGAACCAGTTAAACCACTTAGTCCGGTCACTTTACCCAAGATGTATGGGCTGCTTGTGGCAGAAGGAGTTGCAAACTCTCTAAGTTCAGTTTTCTGCGTTGAAGTTAAGGTTCCAGCAGTACCTCCTTTAGTTACGAGGTAGTGTAAACCACCATACTTAAGACTTGAATCATAAGCATCAAACTCAGAAGCTTCAACACCAGCAGTAGCACCAGTTGCAGAATAGTAGCTAAATAAAGATCCAGTTCTGATAGAATCTGGGGTAGATCCAGAAGGACCAGTAGCGTTGTCTACTAAGGTGTTAGTATTCTTTGTGTATAGGTAATCAGCAGTTAAGTTCTGATCATAGCTCAAGAAATTTAATCTTGCATCAACTATATCTCTATCAGCAGTAAGCTCATCAATTAAGTGGTGCCCAACAAGATCGATCTTATATGGATTAGTACAGATATCATCCATAGCATCCTCATCAACTGCACAGAATAGACCTGTAGAAGGTGTATTGTTGTTTATGAGGGTTTGGATATACTGGTTATTTCCATTCAAATCCACGAAATCTGGGATTAAACACCCTGTAGTAGATGTTAAAATGTTTACATCTGGCTGCGAAAGGAAGTTGTTAATCTGACTTTTTATAAAACCATTCCTGGTAAAGTAAGAACTCCATTTAGGATCTAACGAGAGTGTCTCATAATCGGTCCAATCACCAGATACTGATATTACGTCTATGAAGTAATCAGAGATATAATCATAAGGATGCATAAAACTTGGAACGTTGTCTGCTCCATACCAATCAAGTGCAAAAACATCAAAACCTTGTAATGGTGGGTTAGCATCGGTAGATTTCCTAACGATGACACTTAAAGCTTCCTTTCCAAGATTAACTAGGTTGAATAATCTACCAGTGTCGACCGCTGAAAGGGTTGCTAAGAAATAGTTAGTGTCGGCAAACCAAAATCTCTCTTTATTATAGAAGGACGAATACAATCTTGAAGTCAATACACCATTAGATTGCTCAGTATCAATAGAATATCCAAAATAATTTACCACGTCAGCAGTTGGGCTGTCAACGTTATCATTTAAGCTTAAGAGGTTAAGTGCGAACACCGGGCCAGTATTTAAACAAGCGAATATTGATCTGTGGAAGTATGATCCTTTAGCCTCTAATGTTTTATCTATTTCTCCAAAAACTGCTACTGCTGTAGTTACATCCGGTAAATACACAGGAGCATTAAAAGGTCCTTTATTAGAAAATCCCACCACCAGTCGGATAGTCTGTGACGTTAGAATTACATTTTCCGATGCGTCAAATTCCAGCGTATAGACTCCTGATGCTTTAAATTGGGATAAATCCAGTTTGATTTTCTTTGCCATTATTGTACAAGAGATATTTTTGCCTACTATATATCTAAACCGAAACGAGCATTTTTGTATGCTCCTCGGATAGTAATACTATATATCAAGGCTTGTAAACTTATTAGAGCAATTGGCTGAAAGAACTATAGAATCCTCCCTCTTTTGTGACATCGCCTTCCCCGCTCATTTCTTCTAGCTTAATATCAATCAAATCTCTATAAGCGGATTCACCAAGATCATCATACAATTCACCAACAAGCTCATAAAAATCAGAAGACTCAAACATCCCAGATAAATTAACTATACTCATAGCCACGTCATCATGACCCGATTGACTAGAATAAGTTCCCCTACCATTAAGACCAAAAGAAAATAATTCAGGTATAGTCCAAGAAGACTCGTTTACTATTACCCTATTTAGTCTCATCTGAGATCTAAGAATCTCACAATATTTCATCTTATTCTTCTCGTTATACTTAATACCAGGTTTTCTCATCCTTGCGGATTCTGTGTGTTTAGTATGTACGAAGATTTCCATAGGAAATTCGTCATTGCTTGTTAGTTTATCAATCAGCAGCTCTCCCTTAAAGTTTATTTCCAATAAAACCCTTACGTTCTCCGGGTTAAACAACTTTACTACTACAGATTCCAGAATCTTTTTGAAATCCTCAACTTCTATTTCATTGTCCCTATAAATACCAACCTGCAAAAGGCCGAAGAAATCAGATTCATCCTGGAAATCGTCCATAACTTCTATGACTTTTTTTGGCAACGGAACTACTTTGAAAATATTAAGTACAGTGAAATCCCCTTTTCCACCACCGGCAAGATCTACAGAAAGTACAAACCTATTTCTTTGTAAGGTATCATCATTCAGCTGGAATTTTGGATGCCACCTAAAGTTGTCATAGGGTAAACCAAGATCTTCCATTATATCAATTTCTCTCCACTCATATTCTACCTCATTGGCTTTTATTTTTTTAAGCTCATTAGATCCTAACAAAAGAGTGGAAGAGCTTAAAAATTGATTTCCGTATTCCTGATTGAACAATTCCTGGGATCCTAAGTTCGAAATTTCCTTTTTCTTCCATTCTTCATCCCTACCAGGAACTTGCCACCAATCAACCCTAATGGGGTTGAAGCTGTTATCGCCATTTACTGCATCCCTGTATATCTCATAGAATTTATTCATTCCATTTGGTGTGGATGTGATAATAATTCTAGAGACCTTAGAGGAAGAAACAGTAGGATAAGTAGATCTAAAGAAAGACTCAATAAAGTTCGGATGAATGTGTGCAAACTCATCCATATAAAGGAAGTGAATAGTAAATCCAATTGCGGATGTTTTTGTAGTGGTTTTTGCAATTGCTCTACACCCGTTGTCAAACTTCATAGACATTACATTGTTTACAACCATTCCTGGTTTTAAAAACCAAGGAAGACCCCGAACTATAGCCTTGATCTTATCCATTAGCTCCTCTGCAGTAGATCCAACGTTAGCTAGAATCATTGCATTTTTATCATGGTTAAAAAGAAGATACCACACTAAGACAATAGCTGAAGTAATAGATTTACCAACCTGTCTAGGTGCCAGGAAAATATTAAATCTACTAGCCTGGTATTCTCTTAATACCGATTCTTGATAATCCCTTAACTTTACATAAAATAAACCATCATCGGTCATTACCCTACAATATTGGGAAAAGTATACCACATCCTTAGCGCACCTTTCCATCTCTAGGATTTCATCCTGGGTATATTCGTAAAGTAGGTTTGCTCTTTTCAATTCAGGATCTCCGTCATGGAAAGGATTATCTACAGATTTGTAATCAAGTCCTTCCTCCTCTACCTTAAAAAGAAGCTCGTCTATTTTTTTGGTACTCCAATAATTTGATTCCTTTTCTTCCATATTAATCAAATAAATCGTCCTCGACTTCTAAGTCAGCATCTTCGTCATCGAGAGAGATATTCCTGCTAGCGTCTATTTCAGCTTTCTTCTTAGCATTAACTACAGCATTGTCATCAACGTCTTCAACCCTTACGTCCTCTATTTCAGCACCAATGATATCTCTTAGTCCTTCCATAAGACCTTTTGTACCCCTTACCTTGATTCCTCCAGTTTCTGTTGATGAGGGATTGTAAACATTCTTTCCATCCTCACCAGGTTCTAGTTGAAACGATCCTGCATTACTCTTATCCTCTAGCTGTGTACCAAGGGCTTTATAACCATCCTCCATCTTTTGGACATAGGTCTGATAGTCCTTAGGCATTTGCATAATTTGAGACTGAAGCTGAGCTAATACCTCAAACATTCTTGGATTAGCATTACCTAGGTCGATTTCTTCCAGGAGTTTTGTGATAGCATGCTGAGCCGTCTTAAGTTGAAGCATCATAGATGCAAGGTTCATCGAGTCTATCTTTTTCTTATACTCGATATAATCTGTTTGATCAATGAAATTCTCATCCAGATAAAACTTAACTATAGAATCAAGAACACCTTTAGCATCAGACCCGGTAGTTTGGGTTGCTTCTGTAAAGTTCATCAATTCGGTAGTTTTCAGCCTCGGAAGCTCGTCCGGCTGAACAGCATCAAAATCTAGGTTCTCGTCCTGTAGAATTGAATCAAGGCTTTCCTTTATCTTTTCCTCGACAACCCTTTCCGGTTTTGGTTTTCTTCTAGGCATAAATGATTTTTATCTACCTATTTCTTGCGAATTTAGGCAATATTAATTGAGGTTTAGCGTTATCTATAATATAAGCAAGTTGTTCGTCCCTAACAGTATTCTGGTTTAAAACAATAGATTGCTTATCAATATCTATCATGTTCTTAAATAATCTAACATTGGAAAGAAGTAATGGAGAGGTATAGATTTTATAGGAGTTATTGTTAGTACCATAGAAAGGATTATTAACATTAGTCTCCATATCCCTCGGTGCATCAAAAGTGTAAGCTTTCGTTAGTGTTCTATAATCTTCGTGAACTTTTATGAGATCTGAGCTTTGCTGAGAAGGGTTTGTTGGATCATAAGACATCTTCCAAATGTTAACTCCCATTTGTCTGTATTTGTTACTCACATTCACAACAAGTCCATACCATTCACCCTGTTCAGGGACAAACTGTAATCTAGAATCGTAGGTGAGATCGTTTAAGATTATCTCAACACTACCCTGCTGAACATAGTTATTGTTTACGGGATCGTTTGAACCAGAATGAACCAGGTCTATCCTTAATCCCTTTAACTCGCTGTTAATATCAAAATAGGTTCCATCGATCAAATTCCTTGCCTGAGCCTTTTGCATCCTCCAATTCGCAGTATTTTTTGCATATGGAAGGTTTGGGTTAGCAACCGAGAATCTATATTCATCAGGGGTTGTAAGTACCTTGAATCCACCCGAATGATTGGCATCGGTACTTATTGCTACATATCCCTCAGGGTTGTCAGAGAAATTTCTGAACGGGGATAAGTTATGCTTATACGGGTGAGAATTATAAACTATTTGGTTAGCATCCTCAGACACCTTAACTATTGGTGCAGGTGAAAAGGGTTTTTTAGCTAAGCTGTTTTCATTCACATAGTTTTTCAAACTAAACCAACATGTATATGAAAGTTCACCCTCTTCCGCTAAATACGGACTGCTCTTATATCTCAAAGCTTCCCTGTATTTATTTGGCTGATATACAAACTCAGAGTCGGTAACAAATGCATCGGACATATCATAGTAATTGTTGAATACTATTGTCCAGTTATTGTTCAGGTCATACCCTACAATAGGAAGTTTTTCATAGATGTAAGATCTAGTTGGATCCTCTTGTCTCCTTTGTGTACTATCGTTATACTGCTTAGGTTTAGAGATTTTTTGCTCCTCTGCTTCAACCTCAGCACCAAATAGCTTCTCGGTAGTTAGTGCTATCCCGTCTAATTCTTCCTTGTAAGCAGGGTCCTTGAAATAAGTATTCGATTTCTGACTGTATTTCTTCAGTTCTATTTTATAGTAAACAGGGGAATACATGAAGTCCCTAAACAGATACGTCGAATTGATCTCATATATCCTGTTTGTTAGAGGGAAATAAATGATGTCCCTTTTTCTTGGCTGTGATCCCCTACCAAAAATACTCTCAAAATAAGTTTTGTCTATGTGTATCTCGAAAGGCTCGTCAAATTGAATCCCAAAAGGATCGTAATTAACCCGGTTATCTGGGAATTGGTTCGAAGGTACCATTACCTTTACACATTGCTCATCGACAACATCGAATAAGGTGTACTCTTTCAATACAACGTCTTTACCTCTGGCTTGTGGCTGCACAGAATAATAGTTGGTTTCAAAACCAAATACCTTATTGACTACTAAACTTAAATCCTTATAAAGGTTAACAGCTTTATTGATAGCGTAAGGATCAAAAGTGTAGTTACAGTCATCAAAAACTACAGGTCTATTTGATTTTTCATTTGAGCAGTTAGGAACTGGTCTGTTTATCACCAAGGTATCAATAGCACCAGAAGGACCACTAGGACCAGTAGCGTATGTTAATTCGAGCTGAAAGTCCAGAATTACTACGGAAGGATCTATAGGTTCTTGGCTTTCATATGCTAAACTTCCATCAGGGTTAACAACTACAGAGGTAAATCTAAACTCAGGATAAAAGGGTTTAGCTGGATCTAGGGGTATAGAAAATATAGTTGAATCGTTATTAGATGTGTACCCTTGTGAAAATCCAGTTAATGCTGTACCAACATTTGCCCATAGAGACCAGCTCTGCCCATCTACGGAATATCTAAAATCGATAGCAATATCATTTGGTGTTGCAGCAGAAGGATCTCCTAGCTTAACAGGGTCGTTAAGAACCGCTCCAGCTGTTTCTATCAGCCACCCGTTAAACGATTGAACGTATTTAAACGGGGAATCCCAAGTAAGAACCCTATAATTTCCAATGTAGGTAAAATTAAGGGCACTTTCAAACTGCTCCATTCTTTCAGCATACCAAGTAGCATCAGAACATGGAAGATAGTAATAAACTCCATCATCAGCAAGTGCAGTGTGATACCCATTACAACCTAATTGTTCAGCCCTGGCCATTGCAGCACCAGTAGTTCCAAAATAGTTATCCGTACTTTGATGGAAAACCTTTGTGGTATTTTCCAATTCATCTTGATATCTGAATCGTGGATCCGAAAGGTTCCTTTGATCCCCGTTACCGTCGTAAACCGGAGAACCTTTTTTTGGAAATCTATTTTCTGGGTAAAAAGCCATTATCTACAAGATATTATTCAGCGAAGCTTCTACTAGCTTCCTTTTATATATCTGTAGAATAAAAGAGGTTAGGAAAGGTTGTCCTTAATAAGATTCTGTATGTGATCTACCACCGTGGATGGTGTAATAGATTTGGTACACTCAAACATCCGATCTGTATCCTTTAGCCTAGGACACCAATTCCAGTCCCCTTTATCAAACTTGATCGAAGGATCACTAAAACAACCATGACAAACATCCCTTTCTATAACTCTATAGTTTTTAGTTTGGAACTCACACTTAGGATCGGAAAATCCAGATATCATTACCACGGGTTTATGCAAGGACCAAGCCAACCAGCTCAATCCGCTTCCAATCCCAACAAAGAAATCAGCATGGTAAATGTCAATAGCCCTTTGGATGATATCGATGTCACCAGTTTTATTTATGACATTCTCAAGACCAGAAGGTTGCTTTTGGACTACAACCACTTTATATCCAATATGGTTTAAGTAATCGACGATTTCCTGCCATCCACCAGGATAGTGCCAATGTTTGGCATTAGCTGTTGAATCCATAGCGATACAGACATATTTACCATCTATGGTTGGTTTGGAATTAGCTATTAAATCAGGAACAGTCTCGTTTAGAATATCCCCATCCATCTCTATTCCTAGTATATCCCCAGCAACCTCTTGTAAAGAAATAGATCTAGGATCTCTTTTATGTCTATCCCGATCAGTCTCTTCATACCATCCAACACCAAATATTGCTACGGATTTAGGCTCACGATATCCAGGTTGGAAGAATCTTATATTAGGATAATATAGTGAAAGAAGCTCGTTCCAAAAACTTGTCACATATAGGTCACAGTTATATTTTACCCTAAATTTTTCTATTACAGGCATCCATGCGAGGGTATCACCTAAGGAGCTACTATCGATCGATATTCCAACCTTCCCGCCAGTCATCATATCACCCAAAGTACCCTCTTGGATCAACTCCTCACCGTCATATGCTTCAAACTTCCAGTTGGTGTACCATTTTCTAAAAAGTTTGGTGAACAATCCAGAAGAAGTCTCACCAGTGTAGGCATAAGAGTTCTTGTCAAGATCCTTAAACTTTATGGTACACGGTTTTGTATTACTTGGTCCTATACAATCAGCCTTTGGTCCGTAATCGAAATAAAAATCAAAAGTATATGGATGTCTAAACCTAACCGACTTAGACTTAACCATATTCTCATAAACCTTGATACCCCTATTTTTCATCTAACTCAAGTATTTCTTTAATTTTTAAAATATTAGCATCACGATCCTCGAAAACTCCACTTGGTGTTAAATAGCTTACAAGAGGATTTTGGTCATAGGTATCCTTGTACGGTTCAAGTCTTCTCATTAGAATAGGAAGCTTCCAGGATAATGTTTCTTTAATAACGATTGGATTAAGCTCCCAATTTGAAGTAAAGACGAAAAGGTCCGCAGCTTTATAAAAATCGTCGGTATCATCCCTCTCTCCCCAGATTTTACAATTCTCTGGTAAATTCTCCAACAGAGGTTGCCAATAATGTTGGAAATTAGGAGCAGTGTTTCCTATGAAATGGAATTGTACAGGATAATTAAGTAGAGCTCTAGCATATTCCATTAATTCCCCTTGGTTTTTACCAGGGGTAAAAAGACCTATATTGATGATATGTTTTTTAGTAGGATCAAGTCCCAAAGAGATCAACGACTTATCCCTCTCTGGTCTTTTATGATCTTCTATCGGATATTCTAAAATATCCAAAGGAATTCCTAAGTCCTCAAACTTATCACACATCCATTCATTAACCATGATTAACTTATCTGGGCAATAAACCTTATCCCTTGTTGATATGTTTGAACTGTGACAGGTTTCAGCAATGAAATAAGGTCTTTTAGGATCGTAGATTTTTTCAATGATTTCACCGTCAATAAAAAATTCAACAAAATCATCAAAATGTATCACATCAGGGCAAATCTCTTCGATTAAATCGATAATCTGCCATTTATTACTTCCCAAGCAATAGAACTTTGAACCTATCTTTTCCTTAATTCGATCCCTTTGTACTACATACTCCTCGGACGTATTATTGTACTGGATACAATATACTTCAGCATCATTATTAAATGCTTCTATCTTTTTATAGAGGTACTGAGGCATTCCACCAGTAGATAAATGGGGAGCAACAAAAAGAATACGAGGCTTACCCCCAGTCTTCTCGTCAAGGGTTTCTTGGATTGAATTAATAGTTCTAATTAATTCATATTTAGTTTTTCGGAGTGCCTCGATTTCTTTCATCATTCTACAGTGTACTCTCCCGTTTCGAAATTAAGCTGTCCTTCGCCGTATTTTCCAACAATCTGGTCAATTATATCTTTCTCCTGTTTATCAAGATCTTCAGATTTTTGATAAAGATTAAAAATCTCAAGATCAACAGACTCAAGATCCTTCACCAGAAAGTGCTTCTTGATATTGAACCGTCCGATGTTTTCAACGTTAGTAGCTATCTCTCTTCTCAAGGAGTTAATTTTTTCTAACTCTTCAGGTGTAATTTTTAAATTGTTTTCCATTTTTCTTTTATTAGATTTCTCCAGGAAACGATGCAAAGTTAGATACATCATTTTCCTCAGTTTTTTTATCTATTAGTCCAAGCTTTTCCATAGCAATATTGTGTAAAAACTGAACATAGTCCCCGGTATCCTTGTAGCAACCAGTCCAAAGTAAAAAATGCCAATCGGGGAAAGGACAAAGTCTGTCATCCCCCATAAGTCTTGATGTTATATCATACATCTCTTGGTTTCTTTCATCCTCATTAAGCATTTCAGCTTTTACAACCAAATGCTCGTTTCTAAATGGGCAATACCAATCTGCCTCATCCAATTTTTGGTATGCAATTTCCCGATTACCAATAAATCGATGAGCTTTTGCTATGAGTACTATAGCATAATAAGTCATCTCGTCCCAATGACCAGGATCAGAGCTATCAGCATAGCTAGGGAACCTTCGAGTAGCGTAATGCTCTAGGTAGTATATAGTTCTTCGAGCATATTCATCTCCGTGATTTTTACCAAAGGGAAATCTATGATCCTCGTAGGTGTCGGAATAACTTTTACCAATGTAAAATAAATGGTAGTCATCCTCTAATATTTTTCCAGTACAAACCTGATCAGCTTCAAGTTCTAAAGCATCCTTTAAGAACTTAAACGAAGCATCCCAGGTTTGTCCATCATTTGTAATGATGTGTCTAAAACCTCTAGGAAGATTTACGATCTGGAACTGATCCTCATTTTCACCAGCACCTGGCAAAAAGATTATCTCATGTCTTTTATCGTGTCTAAAATACCAGTCAAGTTTAGCATTCCACAACCAAGTCCTAAAATAAATCCCACCTGGGTCTTGGGCAGTAATATTAAAGCTCTGGATTGAAGTATCGTTTAATACCTCCCAATCAAAATCATCATCAACAACAAGTTGCTCATCAGCATCCATCCTTAGAATCCAATCGCACCCGTGATCGGCTTTTAAACATTCCTGCAAAGCATGATCTCTGTTATAGCCAGGATAATGCCATTCAGTCTCGTAAAGATAACCTGGAATTCCCTTTTCTGCAAAGAAGTTGCGAATTAGATCTTGTGTTCCATCAGTAGACCCATTATCCTGTACGACCCAATAGTCAATGTATTGATAGCAAGATTCCAGCATTCTTAGTATGACCTTGGATTCGTTTGCTACCATGGCATTCATACATATTTTGGTTCTCTTATTGTTCATATTCATAATTTAAAACCTGTTCTTCCTCCCAGAATCTCATATCGCTTAAGTCATTTTGCATAAAAGCTTCTTGGTGATAATTCGTTTCATTTTTTTCATCCCATTCCCAATCATGGAAGCCTAATTCAACGATTCTTTCGTGAATAGCCTTATTGTACTTTTCCTTAATAATCCTGGCAATTCTGTTGATCTCGAAAGAATTATAATTCATGGTGCTTCTTTGGTTACTATATTGTATATAGAGCAACTCTTTGATATGGACAATTCTCGTTTCCAAAAATGTTCTTATAATTAACTCAAAGTCATCTGCAAGAGGTAAGGATCCTCGGTGGCCACCAATCTTATAATATACGTCACTTCTCCATGCACGAACATGATTAGGCATAGAAATATTGAATCTTATGGTAATTGGATTAACTGAAGGGTAGTGGTGTCGTAGGTATTTTTTACCTTTTACATCAACCCAGCTGTGACCGGAATAGCCAAAATTAAAATTATTACCAGGGGTGCCATAAAAATCCCAGTCGACCCTTTCATCGAACATAATGAATTTTCCATCCTCCCTCATTTCAGTCACATCACTGTAAATAAAACCAGCGTCGGGGAATTTTTTGCTAGCATCAAAAAGTCTTTGTAGACATTGCTCTAGTAGGTAATCATCATGATCAAGTTCTACCAACCATAGACCAGAAGCAAGCGAGCAAGCTCTATTTTTTGCCAGCCCAACCCTTCCTTTTGTGTTTGGGTTAATCCTGTATGGTTTGACCCTAAAATCACTATCCGATAATTCATTTAATGTATTCCAAAGTTCGTAATGATCCTGTGGAGAATCGTCAACAACAACCCACTCCCAATCTTGAAAGGATTGATTTTTTAATCCTTCATAAGTTCTTTTAATTCTATCCCCAGTCATATAAGCTGGGGTGAAAACAGAAAATTGAGGCCTATATGGGGTTGCGTGATTTTCAACATAAGCCTTAGCAACAATATTTGCTAAGTCATCATCTGGTATTATTTCAGGTAAAAAAATTGTTTTAAAATCAAAAAAGGGATGAATCTTTTTCTCGCCCCTACCAAAAACCATAATTACATCAGCCTTATACTCCCTCTCAAGGTCTGAAAGAGATTGATAATCTAAACCACCCTCTATTGGAATAAGATCAACCCAATACATATTATTCTCGTTTGCCGAATATGTAGTAGAAATAAATTCGTATTTACTACCACTCTTATCCCAGCCAAAAATTAATGCAGTGGGTCTTCTAACTATGAGCATTTATTTCTCGGTGTTGAAAAAGAAAACTTGGAAAAGCCTACCGTCTTCCTTATTCTGTCCAAAGTAATCAAGTGATACGTGGAAAAGGTCCCCTCTATAAATAACCAATCTATTATAAACATTACCAATCCTATCAACCATCTCCCATTTAGTCATATCCTGGGACTCTATATTTACTGGAGCACTATTTACAACGTCCTCCGGATGCTCGGAATTTCTCCATCGTCTTAAGCCGGTTTCTTTGTGTTTAAATAGACCAGTACCAGCAGAAAGTGGAGCATCTGGAGTTAGATAAAGAACTCCAGCCCAGTCTGTAGTGTCGTCGCTATGAATCCAGGATCTATCAGAAGCAAGAGTATATTGGAAAGAACCTGTAGAATCGTCACCCCACCAAGTTACTTCACCACCATAGGGTCTAATAATTTCTTGGATAGAATTTTTGACATTTTCCGCAAGGAATGAGGCCGTTCTTTGTCCAGGGTAGTTTCCATGCACACTGAAATCCTGGGCAAGAGCAAAGGCCCTAACATCATTAGGATTCTTGTAAAATTCATCGATAATAATAGTCTGAACCTTCATAAGTATCTACAATAATGGTTTACCATTATAGACACTAACACCCAAATGTTTTCGGGAATTATACCAAACCAGGAAACTTTTTAACGTATACACTCTCAATAAAATCCTTGCTTGGATAAGAAATAGTATCAGAGGTTTCTACTACATCAGATAGGGAAAAGGGAACACTAGGCAATAGATCCAAATCATCCACATAAAAGCTTTCAGTGGCTACGATTTCGCCATTTTCAATAAGATCAATACTCTTTATATCCCTTCTCCCAGTAACCTGCATAGCAAGATCCAGAAGGGACATATTTTGGATTGGAGTATTATTTACATCAATCATAGGATCAGATTGTTAGCCACAGAGGTATCCGGGGATTAAATAGTTTGTCTCGTTAGTTGAACAAAGGACTTGAAACCACGTGTGAGGCTGTCCCAGGTAATTATCACCATTGAGTCCATAGTAAAAGAATGGATTACCCTCTGGTAGAGGATCACAGTTATACTCACACGGGAGGGAAGAAGGTCCAGCTGATCCTTGAGCTCCTTGTGCTCCTTGGGAACCTTTAGCACCTTGTGCTCCTTGTGCTCCTTGGGCTCCTTGTGCTCCTTGTGCTCCTTGTGCTCCTTGTGCTCCTTGAGATCCTTTAGCACCTTGTGCTCCCTGAGCTCCCTGAGCTCCCTGAGCTCCTTGGCCTCCATTAACTCCAGAGGTTCCAGAGGATCCGTTAGATCCTTTAGCACCTTGTGCTCCTTGTGCTCCCTGTGCTCCTTGTGCTCCTTGAGATCCTTTAGCACCTTG